AGGTGTAGGTAATGCCTATGCTTCTGCATATACAGACCAGTACAATGGCTCTTGGGCTAACAGTAATGGTGATGGCGACTTAATAGCAGAGTATTACAACTTAGAGGGAACTTATATTTTCCATATGACCTCTGCAACTATTCTTGACTTCATACCAAATCCACTAGATAGTGGACCTGCTTTTGTCATAGGTAAGAAATTTAGCTTTGACAGATTGCAAGGACAGTATGACCAGATCATAGGACTTATGGCTTCTATGGCAAAAATTAATGTGATGTCAATAATAGCAATGGAAGATGCAGTCTTTACAGAAACTAACATATCAGGAGAGATAGAGTCAGGACAATATCGTAAAGGTAGATTCGCTGTTAACTATTTAGCTCCAGGTACACAGGTTTCTAAACCAGCATCTAATGTTCCTTATCAGATTTTTCAACAGATAGATAGAATAGAACGACAACTTCGTGTTGGTGGTTCATATCCTACAACTGATGATTCACAATCACCACTAGCTTTTGCTACTGGTAGAGGACTTGAAGAGTTAGGTGCATCTATGTCACTTATGATTAGAGAGTATCACACAGTTATGTCTGATGCTATAGAGATGATTGACTCTAAGAGATTAGAGTGGGATGCAAAAATGTATGGAGGAGAATCTAAATCACTATCTGGTTATATGGATAATACTTTCTATTCAGAAACATACGATCCAGCAAAAGATATTAGTTCTTATAAGACACGAAGAGTGTATGGAGCTATGGCTGGATATGATGAACCACAGAAGATAGTTACAGGGCTGCAATTACTTCAAGCTGGTATTATTGATAGACAAACTTTACAAGAGAACCTAGATGGTTTAGATAACCTTGTCAGAGTTAACGATAGAATTACAAAAGAAAAAGCAGACAGTGTATTGTTTGATACATTGTTAGCACAAGCACAAGGTGGTGACCCTAAAGCAACTATGGCTGTTGTGCAGATAAGAAAGAATCCAGATGATATGCAAAATATCTTAGATAAGTTCTTTACAGCAGAAGAGCCAGAGATACCACAACCTGAACAAGAATTGCTTGGAGGAGGTGCCTTGCCACCACAAGGTCCTCCACCAGGCATAGCAGAATTATTAGGTGGATTAGGAGGATAATGTCTATAAATAAAAAGTTTGAAGATATAGTAGATTTCTGTCTAATTGATGTTGATGAGTTAGGTGATGACATAATTTTAGAAGAAGATGTATTTAAGCCAAGAGGCAAGATGTACATTGATCAGCTACCTCCTTTAGTATTTCCATTTGGCTATATGGTTATAAGTTCAGCGTTTCAGTTTTTTGAAGAAGAAGAAGAGGATGAAGATGGCGAGATCACCGAGTAACAAAGGAATAACAAATAGAAATGCTAATGTTCCTCCAGCAGGTAGGAATTATGCAGACAATACACAAGCTGTTCGTAGAATACCTGGTGTAGAGTATGGTGAACAAAAAGAATTAATTGAACAGCAACAAGCTGCACCTTTACCAAAAGATGGAACACCACAACCACAAGCTAGAAGGCAAATGCCTAATATGGATGTGTTTGGAGCAACCCAAAGACCAACAGAACCTGTAACAGCAGGATTAGATATTGGACCAGGAGTAGGACCAGCAATTCCCCAACAACAAGGTGTAAGTGATTTGTTATACCAAATGTATGCTCTTACAGGAGATACAGCCTTATTACAGTTGGTGGATTTTGACTGATGGTAATTAAAAACTTTGGATATGATGATGACATCTTTGATGATCAATTTCAAGAAACTTTTAAAACAAAAGCAGAAATATCACCTGTAGTTTCACAAGAGGAAGCTGAACGAGCAGCGAAGATTGCTAACAGTTATCCTAACTTACCACCTAGTGTTATTGCAGCAGCAGCACAATTAGGGCTAGGATTTGATGACAATAGATTAGAAGAGATTGCAAAGAAAGCAGCAGTACAAAAAGAAAATGCTTTTAATAAAATTAAAAGATTTACTTCTGAAAATCCTTTAGCTAATCAAATTAAAAACAATAGATTTTTTCAAGTAGCTTCTAGTCCTATAGACAATGTTGTTAAACCTGTTACTAGAACAGCAGTCACAGGATTTGTAGATATTTATGAAGCTATATTTCCTGCTCTAGCTAGAGCTAATGAATTACAAGACCAAAATCCTGATATGGCTTTTGGAGATGCTTATAAACAAGCAGTTAAAGGAACACTAAGAACTCCTAAGATGTTAGAAGCTATACGATCTGGTGAACAATTTGATTTAGGCAGAGGCTGGTTAAAACTCTCTACTGATCCATCAGACACAAAAGAATATAAAAGATTAGTTTCTGCTGGTTATGACCCAATACAAGCAAGAGAGTATGTTTTAGAAAATGTATTAGGTACACAGATAGATATAGAGTCAAGAGAAACAGCAGAAAATATTGTACAGTTTCAAGGTGAGCTAGGACAAGAATTTAAAAATGCAGGACTTAATCCTTCTGTATCTCCTGGTAGAAAAGTATTTCAAGAACTTGGGTTATACGACTTATATGAACCAGGTACTAAACAAGCACAGTTTGGATCAGGAGCATTAGACTTTGGTTTCCAATTATTATCTCCTGAAAACTGGGCAACAGCAGGTGTTGGTAAAATTAAAGATGCTAAAAAACTATTTCAAGTTGCAGAAAGACTTGATGATGCAGGTGTTATTACAAAGGGTATAAGAAGTACCTTTCACGGACCTACTTTGCAACAGTATCTTGCTGGTGGTAAAGGTAAAGAGTTTAAAAAATTACTTTGGGAAAATGCTGATAACCCATTTGAATTTATGACTAGAACCAAACAATCTATTACAGATGCAACATTGTTCTCTGATTTAAAAAAACTTAAATCAGAATCAGGTCTAACAAAATATGATAGACAAGCAGAAGGAATTATGGATGAGTTTTTGTCTAGCAAAGTTGTACGAGAAGGTATGGATAAAGCAGAAGGTTTAGGATCAGCAAGACTTATAGAAGCAACCAATATGTATGTACCAGAAGTTATAAGAGGTAATGGTCTGCAAAAAGCTATGAAGCTATACTTCGCTCCTGCATTTGGTAGGTTAGTAGATGCTAATGACCCTGCTGATGCTTTACAAAATTTATATAGATTTACTTTACAATCTAAAGCATTTCTAAAACAATCTGAAGAAGGTACTGATTTAGCTAACAAACTGTTAAACAATGCTATTGATGCCTATGGAAAAGGTGGCGATATAGGAGCTAGTTTAAATAAAGTTGTATCTGACTGGCTAGAGGGTGATTTTAGAAAAGTTTTAATTGATTCAGGTGTTAAAGAATCTGTTGCAAAAGCAGCAACAAAAATAACTAGAGAGTTTTCTGATGATGCAAAGATTGCATCAGATATGAACAAAGGTTTATACGGAATGGATATGAATGGTAAAAACTTCCCTTTGACAGAAATTTTAAAAGGTGCTGGTGTTGATGATGTAACTAATCAAACTATAGGTAGAGCTTTATTTTCTACGCAACTTAACAACACTGTTTATTTACCAGAACTTAATGATGTTATAAAAGCATCTAATCAAATGAACAAAAACCTAAGAGGTAATATGACAAAACTTGTTGATACTATTGGTGGAGATAAGTCAGAATCTTTTATACAGTTTTTAGATTGGTATAACTCTAGTGTCTTTAAACCTTTAGCTTTGTTAAAACCTGCTTGGACTGTAAAAGTTGTAGGTGAAGAACAACTACGACTTATATCAAGAGGATTAGTTTCTGCACCTCTAGCACCAATACAAGTTATAGCTAGAGTATTTGGTAGAAGTGTCGGTGCTGATGAAGGTGGAAAACTTAGAAAAGGTGTTGATCCACTTACACCTGGAGAAGCAGCAGGAGGAGATTGGGCATCAGATTTAGCTTACTTAGATTCACAAACAGGTATAAACAATGTTAGAACACTAAGAAGAAAAGCAGTGAACCCTGGGCGTTGGGGTAAGTTTGATAAGACAGCTCCTGAATATAAACAAGCAGCAGTTCGTACTATTTATCAAATTATTAATGATGATGTTGCTGTGTTGTTAGCTAAGGTAGATGCTAGTGACTTAACACCTTTACAGAAAGAACAA